AGACTTGGCCTCCATCTATGCGCGAAATTCAGTACGGCAATACGGTGTTTCAGGCAGACCCGGGAAACCCTCGCACCGCTCTAGCTGCGCTACAAACGGCGACCATCTCCGAGTACGGTGCTATCTATATTAACGCTCGAGGATCGGTCGAGCTTAAGGATCGCGCTTTTTGCATAGACTCTCAGGCTTTCCCGGTAACTCGCTTTAATGACGATGGCACCGATATAAATTATTTTAACGCCGTATGGCGCCTTGATGATACGCAGGTTTATAACTCTGCCTCTATTACAAAGATAGGCGGCACGGCTCAGCTTGCAGAGGATCAAGCCTCTATCGATGAGTACTTTGTGCACTCATATAATCAACAAAATCTCGTAATGGATACGGACCAAGCCGCGCTCGATTACGCACGGGCTTACGTAGCAAGCCGTAAAGATACTCGGACTCGATGCGATGCCGTAGAGCTTGACCTATATATGGACGATTATAACGATGGCATCTTAGCCGCTCTTAGTCTAGATTTTTTTGATCCGGTAGAGGTTACGACTAATCAGCCTGGTAATTCGACTCTGCAACAAACTTTACAAGTGTTTGGCGTAGTACACCGAGTTACACCTAACTCATGGAAAACGACATTTACAACACTAGAGCCAATTATCGATGGCTTTATATTAGACTCATCACTATATGGAGTGCTCGATACCTCCGTGTTAGCTTACTAAGGAGCATAAAATGGCTGCTGGTCTAGGTTTTAAGACCTTTACAACCGGTGAGGTATTAACGGCCGGAGACGTAAACGGCTACCTCATGCAAGGCATTAACGTATTCGCAACTACTACAGCTCGTAACGCGGCTATTACCGCACCGGCTGAGGGTCAGTTTGCATTTACAAAAGATACTAACTCTCTGTGGTACTACGATGGTGCAGCTTGGGTAGCCTCAGGCGCAGCCGGAGATATTGAGGGCGTGACAGTCACTAGTCCAATTACAGGCGGCGGCACATCCGGTACAGTAAATATTGGCTTTGACGTAACGGCAGCGAATACCTTGGGCCTCAAAGCTGAAACCGGTACGACATACACTTTAGTAATTGCAGATGCCTCAAATGATTTAGTACAACTCAATAACGCTAGTGCTATCACCGTTACCGTACCTCCATCGGTATTTAGTATTGGTAATCAAATTAACCTTTATCAGCGTGGAGCAGGACAAGTTACTTTTTCTCAGGGATCAGGTGTAACTATTCGCTCAACAGGTGCAACATCTACAGCGCCAAAACTAAGAGCACAATATTCGGGTGCTACAGTTATTTGTATTGGCGTCGATGAATTTCTTATTTTGGGTGACCTGAGCTAATGAGTCCCATTTTAGGAATTGTTGCTAGCCAAAATTATCCGCGCGGGCTAACTGTAGAATATCTTGTGGTTGCAGGCGGGGGCGCCGGTGGTAAAGGAACTCCGGGCACGTGCTGGGGGGGAGGCGGCGGAGGCGCCGGAATTAGATTTGGATCTACTCTTTTAGCTTTTGGAAGCTCGCAAACTGTTACTGTTGGTGCAGGTGGTACAGGAAGCTCCACCGCTGGTACCGCAGGGACAAACGGAAACTCATCAGTTTTTGGATCTTTTACAGGTGGCGCAGGTCTTGGTGGAAGTGCTGCAACAGGTAACGGCGGAGACTCGGGATCTCCGCAAAGCTTTTCGGGCGTTGTATCTAATGTCCCGGGTGGCGGAGGCGGCGGCGCAAATGCAAATGCAAGTACCGCAAATGGCGGAAATGGTATAGGTGGTACAGGTTATACAAATTACGCAATATTAGATGCGATGGGGTCGGCCTCCGGTTATGGTCAATCATCGGGTGGAAATTATTATTGGGGCGGTGGCGGTGGATCAGGATTTAACAACACATCAAATCCACCGGGTCAAGGTGGTCTTGGCGGAGGCGGAGATGGTGCCGAAGCAGGACAAACCCCGGAAAGCGGAACGGCTAGAACGGGCGGTGGCGGTGGTGCTATGCGCGGTGATGATGCAGGTATTTCAGCCGGAAATGGAGGATCGGGTGTGGTAATTATCCGTACTTCAGGATCATACACGGCAAGCGCTACAACAGGGTCGCCGACTAGAACGGTAACGGGCGGTTATACCTATTACATTTGGACAGGAAATGGGAGCATAACGATCTAATGGCACACTTTGCAAAACTCGATGAAAATAATTACGTGACGGAAATACACGTCGTTGCCAATGAGGTACTCGATTTACAAAATGAGGAAACTACAGGAATTGAGTTTTTAACTGAGTGGTCGGGCGGTTACACGAATTGGAAACAAACTTCTTATAACTCGAAAATTCGTAAAAATTATGCGGGCATAGGTTTTTTCTACGATGAGGACTTAGACGCTTTTATACCTCCAAAAGCAAAATGTCATTACGAGGAAACATTTAATGAAGTAACCTGTAGGTGGGAGTGTCTACATGAGGATCATTTTATAAAAACACCAAGTTTGTTAAACGATGGAAACTAGTTATAACGGCTACCCGGCATCTAAAGATCCGGACGAGATAAAGATAAAGTCCTACCCTGTAAAGGGTACGGATCGTAAGCTCAGGTGTGCTAGTAGCGTGGGCCCGCTATTAGCCGCCTTTGCTGCGGAGTTTCACGAGCTAATAGAGCCGATCGATGAGGGCACGTTTGACGATTGGGCATATGCCTACAGGATGGTAAGAGGCAACCCTACAAAATTATCCTGCCACTCATCCGGTACGGCTATCGATCTAAACGCTACTAAGCACCCACTAGGAAAATACGACACTTTCCCGGCTGAGAAAATACCGATGATTAGAGCCCTTGCTAAAAAGTACGGCCTCAAGTGGGGCGGCGACTTTAAGAGCAGGCCGGACGATATGCACTTCGAGGTAGAGGTATCGGCTACTAAGGCTAAACAACTAATAGAAAAGTTAGGATTAAAAAATGAATAAAAAACAATTAGAAGCAGCAGCTAAATCATATGCACGAGCAGCGCTCGCATCTGTCGCAGCTTTGTATATGTCCGGTATTACTGATACGGCCTAGGCTCTAAATGATCCGGGCCCTGATAGGGGCGATAGTGGGGACTATCCTCCTATCGGGGTGCGGTTACGATGGATGGGTTAGATATGAGTGCCAAGAATACGAAAACTGGGAGGCCCCTGAGTGCACTTCGCCTCAATGCGAAGTTACCGGGACCTGCACTAAGGACCTTATTACGACAGATGAGTAAAGAAAATAAGCGGCTAACGCCTGAGGATATTCACGCTCGCCTCATATTTTTAATTGGCGCGGTACTAGCTTTAACCTTTTTTGTAATTACCGCAGGTGCCGTGTATGCGCTTGTTTTTGTTACGCAGCCCGTAGGAGCTCAAGCGCCAAACGATCGAGACTTTATACAACTCTTACAAACCTTAGCCATATTCTTAACCGGTGCCCTTGGCGGCGTATTAGCCGGTAACGGCCTAAAGTCTAAACCTAAAGAGCACCCTAAGGCCGACACGCCAAACACGAATACGCTTTGATATCTGACAAAAAGCCCTCATACTGATACTACAAACGCTGAGAGGGCTACTCGGTTAGTAGCTTGATCAGCCTTAACAAAGGGCTAAGTAATGAATAGTTTAGATATATTGATCGGTTTGGCAGCCTGCGGTATGGGCTTTATGTTTATGGTGATCGGTTACTCAATCGGTTTTAAGCACGGGCACGGCGAGGGCTTTGTACGTGGACGCGCTATCGCCAAGGCTCTCAAAGAGAGCGAGTTAATCTAATGGGGTTTTTGGATAACTACGAGGATGTAAACGCACGTATCAAGCGCTTTAGAGCTGAGTTTAAGAGCGGTAGATTAGTCGCATATATCGAGAGCTTTGATATCGAAAAAGGTACGATCCTTGTAAGAGCTGAGGCCTACCGTGAGTATGAGGATACGGTGCCGAGCGCGGTCGATTACGCTTTTGGTAACGTAGCAACCTATCCGCAAAATATGCGTAAGTGGATGGTAGAGGACACAATTACCTCAGCTTATGGGCGGTGCATAGGCCTATTAACTCCAAGCCTTGAGCACTCATCAAGGCCTACGGTGCAGGATATGGAAAAGGTAGAGACTTTACCGGCAAGTGCTGATCCATGGAGTACAAAGGCATCGATCGAGGATATGGCAACTATGGCAAGTGCCGTATTAGAGATCGGTAAAGAATTAGGCGGTGAGTTAGTAGCTGCTGCTCCTCGATGTGCTCATGGCACGATGATATGGGCTGAGGGCACGGCTAAGGCAACCGGTAAACCGTGGGCAGCTTATAAGTGCACCGAGAAAAACCGAGCTAATCAATGTAACCCATATTGGCACGTACTTGGCTCGGATGGTAAATGGAAGCCGCAGGTATAAAGATGGGTGAGATTACATACATAAAAAACGGGATTGCTATGACGATCCACGATAACGGCGAGACAAGTGCTACTCCGGTAGATAAGTGCGATTATTGCGGCGAGTGGGTTAGTCAATCAGGCGGCTTAACTATTCGCGATGTAGGCCTCGAGGTCGTAACGTGGCTATGTGCACAATGTCGAGCTTAGTTAAAGTCGTACTCGATCGGTCGCAGGAGATTACGGCTCATCGAGTAGGGCTAGAGCGCACGATCACCCGTAACGCTGAGATACAGGATGCGAGCAATTTTGGCCAAGTCTATAAAAACTGGCACGAGCTTGTATGGCAAGAAAGCGAAGCGGCTGCGGCTGAGATCGCGGTAGCTAACTATTTTGGCGATTACGGCTTTATACCGGAGATCGATAACGCTCACGATACGGCAGATGTAGGCGAGAATATTGAGGTTAAATGGACCAAACACACTAACGGCCATCTCATACTACAAAATCGAGGGCCGGGCAGGCCTAACGATGTAGCTATATTAGTTACAGGCTTTAGCCCGGTTTACGTATTACTGGGATGGATGCCGGTACATATGGCCAAGGTGCCTAAATATAAACACCCGTATCAGAATAACTATTGGGTACCTCGATCTAATCTATTTGAGATGCAATACCTAAAGAGGTCAAATTATGGCGACATATAAAAGTAAATGCCGTTTATGCGGCAAGATGACCGATCATATAGAGCGTGTCGTAACCGATAATCTGCCGCCATACGTTAAGTCGCTCCAATGCGTTAAATGCGGCGTAATGGGTATAGTCATGATGGAGGACGTCAAAGATGCCGACGTATGAGTATGAGTGTATAAGCTGCAACGTGCGCTATGAGACTACTGAAAAGATGGCCGAGCACACTACGCCGTATTGTTGTAACTTAATGATGAGGCAGGTTTATCACGCGCCGGGCGTATCGTTTAAGGGCACGGGATGGGGTAAAGATGCGTAATAGTTATCCACAAGAGTTATGCACAAGTGTTAATAGCTTGTGGGACACGCTGAAAGATACGCTCAAGATTGACAGGTATTTGACTCAATCGATACGCTCCATGCTCGTAGGCGAGCCGCTGAGGCGGATAGCTCGCAGACGCAGCTTGGTGCTATTGGCCGGGCTATTTGTATTTAGCAATACAACGTATGCAAGTGCGGTAAGTACACAAAGAGATAAAGAAAACTACAAACTATACGCGCATATAAAGCTACTCAATGCTAAAGAGTATCGATGCTTAGAGCTATTGTGGAATATAGAGTCTCGATGGGATCCACGTGCAGATAACCCTAAGTCCTCAGCGTTTGGTATACCTCAGCTACTTAAGATGAAAGAGTTAGATCCATTTAAGCAGATAGATCTAGGACTTAAGTACATAGCACATAGACATAAGACACCGTGCCGAGCTTGGTCGCATCATCAAAGGACCGGTCATTACTAATGGTCAGAGGTAGACAGGATCCACGCGTAAGCCAAAAGTATAAGAAAGCCCGGTTAGTCGTCCTAGCTAGGGATGGTTATACGTGTGCCTATTGTGGGCAGGATGCTACGACGGTGGACCATATACAAAGTATCAAGTCCGGAGGCGATCCGGTAAGCCTCGAGAATATGATCGCGTGCTGCGCTAAATGCAATAGTGCTAAGGGATCACGCTCACAAGGCGTTTTTTTAGCACGCAATTCTACCCCCCCTGCCTTTTCCATAGATCGGA